GCGCGAACGAACTGTTGGTCAGGTCAACCGGGCGCACCGTCTGCCCCACGAACTGGTTCCCCGTCACATTGAGCCAGCCGCACGAGCCGACGCAGCCGATACCCTGAACGCCATTCGCGAACGTGTTGCCCGAGATCGTCACGTAATTAACGTTCGACAACTGCAGCGTCGTAACCGGAGAATTGCCCGACGTATTCCCGAGGAAATAGTTTCCCGTCACGATGGCGTTCGACGAGCCCGCATTCAGATAACAGATTCCGAGCGAGTTGCCGGTTTGCAGCGCGATCCAGTTCCCTTGAATCACCGGCGTGCTGGCCGCCATAATGATCGGCGCATTCATGCAAATGTCGATGATGTTGTTCTGAATCTTCGGCAGTAAGCCGCCGTCGCACTGGATGCCGACATTGATCGCAGCCATCACATTGTTCGCGATGTTCCAGCCTTCGCACTTGTGGGCGTCGGCCGGCGAAGCTGTATTCGTCCACCAGATGCCGATATAGCAATAGGTGAAGCTGTTTCCAGTCACTACGTTGTTGACAGAGTAATTGCCAACGATGCCGTTCATGTTCGTGGACGATGCAGACGTGCCAGTCCCGATAAAGTCGTTATTCTGGACTTCCGAATACCAGACGTTATAAAGCCCCAAGCCAAGCAGCGCATACTTTGAGGAGTCGCTATTGCCGAAGCGGCAGCCGGTAACGATTGTTCCCGCGCTCTGCGTCGGCGAGCTGGCCGAAGCGCTGCCGATCGTCAGCAATGCGGACACGTTCGGCACGGTCGGCTTGAGCCAAATGCCCTTGAATGCGCAGCCGTCGCCCGCCATCTGAATGACAGAGCCGGTCGTCGAGAAGTTAAAGACGGTTTGCTGCTGGCCGGCGCCTTCAATCTGCCAGCCGACGGTATCGGATGCGTTGCCGACCAAGCCGTCAATCAGGAACGTACCAGCCGGCGCATACAGGCTTTTGACAGCGGCCATCGCGCGGTTGATCGCTGCAACGCTCGACGTTGCGCCGGTTGCATCTGCTCCGAATTGGCAAATCGACACCTTGCCGTTTGTCGCCAGCTTCCAACGGCCGCCGTCGTTTGCAACGATGATCGTCCCGCCGTTGTCGGCGCTGCTCGTGTCGCTTGCGTCGTACTGATACGATCCGCCGCCGCCGTCGTGCGGCGTCGTGTATCCCGAAACGAAAACGCGCGTGAAGAACGTCTTATTGACGGTTCGCAGCGCCGCGATTGAGTCGACGACGCGATTAACGCCAGACAGGAAAGTGCTCGCGAGCGTGGACCCGTCAGCCATGCCGATCATTGCCGAGCCGCCCGTCCCGGAGAGCGCCGAAGCCGATGTCGATGCGGACACGACTTGATCCCAAATCGTCACGCCGGACGCGTCTTTGACGATCTGCCGATATGAGCCATCGCCCCAAATAATCGCTTGTCCGCGGCTATCGAGTTGGATAGGATTGGTGTTAGCGATCGTGCCGGCCGAGTCCTGATATGTCGGAAGCGGGTTGGTTGTGCCAGGCGCATAGAAATACACTGCGCCATTAACCAACGGTGCGCCGTTTTGGTCGATAAACTGACTTTTGCCGTTCGGCAGAATCTGCATGTATGGCCTCAAAAACAAAAAGCCCGCACGAGGCGGGCTAAAGGGGAAAGAAATGAATAGCGATCAGTTTTGGCGGATGGTATTCACGACCGCATGCATCACTGCACTTTCAGTCGCTTATCCGAGAATCAAAGCCCTATTCCTACTGGCCTGTGAGCGCTCGGAGGAGCGCATTGGACGCCGGAGCGGCGATTGGGATCCCGTAGCGCGTAAGCGCATTCCCTACTGGTGCCGCGAGCGCGGGACGCGAAGTAAGTAACGCTTGTGCGGCCTTCTGGCCCGCCGCGGTGTACGGCAAAGCACCGGCGCCTATCGCAGCGGCGAGCGGGACAGTGTAGGAAGGGGCGAACGCATGGCCCAGCGCGGCCGGCCCCATTAGAGCCAGCAGCGACCGGCCCGGCGTGCCTGAGTCCGGATACTTCGAGCCAAGCACCGATTGGCCGGCGCTAGAGAAGTCCTGCATCAGCGCATTGCCTGTTGCTGATGCGCCCTTCCCAGCAGACTTGTCGGCCGCACGAACGGCGCCATTCAACTGCGCCGCGGTGAACACGCCTTCGTTATTCATCGCGCCTTGAGAGCCAGCCGCGCCGCGAAGCCGCACGAAATTCGCATATGCAGCGTTCGCCTTCGACAAGTCTTGAACTGCATCGGCTGCGTTGTTCCGCGGAAGCGATGACTCGACGATATTCTTGATTTCGCCGATTGCCTGCCCGAGCTGCTGGTTATCGAATGACGGATCACCAGTGAGTCCGCGCGAGATACGGCCAAGTTCGCTTTGAACGCCCTTGAGTGTGGCGCCGTCCATCGTTCCTTGCGGAGACAGCTTGCCGGCGACCTGCGTTTTCAAGACGTTCATGAACTGCTGCTGCTGCGCGGCCGGCAGCGACTGCGCCATCTGCGTGAGATTTCCAAGGTCTGATTGGAATTGCGCGTCAGGCTTGAACGTCAGCTTAGACAGTGCACCGTCGTAAGCGTCGCTGATGGTCTTTTGAACCGCTGCAACGCCTTCATTGCCGACCGGCCCGGAATACTTCTGCCCGAGCGGCGCGAGAACCTGATCGTATGTCGCCTTGTTGAAGCCCTGCACTGCGCGCTGCTGACCGTTCTTTATCATGTCGCCGAGGAACGGGACGCTGGTCAGCTTTGCCTCAGTGCGCGCCGCGGCGCCGCCGAGAATCTGGCCTGGCGTCAAAGGAACGCCAGCATCAAGCAACTTGCGCTGCGCCGCACCAATCGTCGGCGACACAGCGCTTCCGATCGCACTAACGAGCGGATTAGCAACGGCGCCAACTGCCGCGCTAGTGCCGATCTGAGACGCCTTCTGTTGCGCGTAGTTGTCGCCGGCATTCGTGACTGGCGTAACAAGCCCACTTGCCAGGCCCGATATTGCGCCAGCACCAGCCTTCGTAAGCAAGCCGCCACCAGCGCCGGCCGGAAGCGCCATCAGCGGAGCGCTGCCGATAACGTTGCCTGCTGCACGCCCAAGATCAATTCCTGAACCGCCCTGCGCCGCGCGTTGCTGCGCGTACTGAGCTTCTTGAGACTGAATCGTCTGATCGACTTGCGGGACGGCGGCATTGATGTCCTTCGTGAACTGCGAGTCAGGCGCGATCTTGTCGGCGAGCCAGGCGCCACCGTGAACCAGCGACTGAACGCCGCCCTTGATGACGTCGCCAATACCCATCGTCACCGAGCCGGGCGTTTTCCACTGCTGATCCTGCGTAGCAGCGGGCGCCGACGGTGCGGGCGCGGCCGGCGCATCCTTCGCTGACATGACACCATTCGCCATGTCGAGCAAAGGATCGCCGGTCGATTTTTGGGCGCCTGGCGCCGCCGTCGAAACGGCTTTGCCAGATTGCACCGCGTTCGCCATATCGAGCAGCGGATCTGCCATTTAGAACGCTCCCAAGGCTTTCATTGCCTGATAATCCTTCGTCCACTGCTGCAAATGGCCCGATGCCTTCAGCTTCTGCATGGCTGCCTGCTGATCTTCCGGCGAGCCAAGTGATCGGATATACGAAACGTCAGGGTTAAACGACTGGTTCCACTTCGCCTCAAACTGAGGCAGCGCAGAAGTGTTGTTTCCGTTCTGCGACAGGAAGTTCGTCGTCGCCTGCTGGCGATCGAGAACCGCCTGTTGCAAGCCCTTGACGTGGTTGATCGATTCGAGCAGCGCCGGCCCGTTCATGTTGTTCGGGTCGGGCTGTCCTGCCTTCGCCGCAGCAAGCCGCGAGTCGCTGCCGGACAGGCCGAGCGATGCGGCGGCTTGATCTGCCGCGCTGTTCAGGTAGTTGGCAAGCAACTGGTTATTCTTGACCGTATCCGAACCCGCCTGAATCCCGAACGTGTTCAACAGCGCCGGAACGTTAAGCGCAGAATTCGCGCCCTTGCCCGCCATCGTTCCCTTGAGCGCCTGAGCCGCCAAGTCGTAAGTCTGCATGAGCGGCTTAGCCTGTTGCGCGGCTTGCTGAAGGCTCGCTACGCGCTTGGCTCCGTCATCCGCAATACCACTTGCGCCGGGCGGAAGGCCAGTCTGAACGAAATGCGGCTGACTCGGCGCGGCGCCCGGCGCCTGGCCCGGCATCGGAGCAGCTTGCCCCGCGCCTTGCGGGTTCGCGGCGGTCGGAAGCGGCGGGATATTGACGTTCGGCGTACCCGCGCCCGAGACGGGGCCACCGCCCCACATTTCGCCGCGCGGAACGACGCCCGGCGTATTGCCCGGACCCATGACGCCGACCGGTGCCGTTGCGACTTCGGGAGAAAGCGCCTTGTTGATCGATCCAGTCTGCGTCACGTCACCCGATACCGGGTTCGTGTTCGTGAGCAAAACCTGATCGCCCTTGTCGATCGCGCCAGTTTTCGGAAGCATGATGCCGAGCTGCGATGCTTGCCCCGCCGCCTGCGCGACGTGATTGGCGGCCCATTGCTGCAAGGCGCCCTTCGGAGCATCGCCGCCCGGCATATCTGCCAGCGCTTGAGCGGCGATCTGCGGCGTGATCTGCTTGGCATCGATCGCCCGGCCGATCGCGGTCGTTACATCGGAAGCAGTCGCATTCGGGTTATTTGCGATGGCGCCGGCCGTCTGATACGCCCATCCAAGATGCTTCTGCGCGCTGTCGAGTTGGTCATTGTTCAAGCCAATGTCGCCGCGCGCCAGCGTCTGTTGCTGCTGCTTCTGCGTGTTGATGCCCTGCACAACTTCGCCGAGTTTGAAGCCGGCTGCCGGGTCTTGGCTAATCAGCGCCATCAGTTTGTTGTTGTCGACCTGACCCGATGTCGGGTCGGTCGCCTGCTGATACGCCTTGGAAATAGCGCGGTTCGCGTCGAGTCCTTGCTGCGCGGCAAGACCGTTCGCGTTATAGGCGCGAAACTGCGCGACTTGCAGCGCCTGTTGAAGCGGATTGGTAGGCGTCGGCGCGTTTGCGTTGAGTGCAATGCTAGTGTCGAGTGGCATCAGACCGTGAATCCATATTGGTTAGAACCGGCTGCTGCTGCCGGCGCACTGGCCGCAGGCGTCGCCGCCGCATTGTTGCTCAATAGGCCGTATGTCATGGCGCCATTGGCAATACTACTCAGGCCATTCGACGCGGCATTGGCGCTTCCGATCGTGCCGGATGCCGATGCGTTGGCCGCGCTCGTCAACGTATTGCCGATGTTGCCGACTGTCGTTGCACCGAGCGAACCGTTCGTCGCCGCCGCGTTCTGCCCGTTGCTTACGAGACTTTGCAGGCGGTTGACGTTGTTTGCGGCGCTGCTGTAGTTCGTGTTGAACGTCGTTAGCGCGCGGTTGTAGACGTCGTTGTAGGTCGAGTCGGCAAGGCCGGTTGCATAGTTCGCCGCGCCTTTCATCGCTGCGCCAGACGTGCCAAGCCCGCGCGCCGCGGCGCCGTTCTGCGTCGCCTTCAATCCCTGCTGAAGCGTGAACTGATAGCCCGGCGTCTGCGTCGCGTCATAGGCACTTGGCGCGCTAAACGTCGCAGACAAGCGCGGGTCTGCGATTGCAGACTGAAGCGAATTAATCGAATTCGTTCCCAAGTCCATATAGGGCTTGAGGTTCGCTTGCGTCTGCTGCCACTGCGCGTCTTGCATGTCGGCAGAGCGGTTTGCTGCGGCGGCCTGCGTGCTGGCTGCGCTTTTTGATGCGCTCGAACTCATGGCCGCGCCGGCTGTACCTGCCACGGCCGCGCCGATTCCAACTGCTGCTGCTACCATGATTTAGCCCTCAAAGCCATTTCGAGTGAGTCGTTTCGACCGGCTCGAATTTAAGAAATCGAAAGAGCGCCGTCGAATCGTGCGCGTTTTTGCTGCCAACAAACCACAACTTCACGCCGCGCCGCTTCAGTTCCTTTTCAACAAACTTGAACATGCGAACGCCAGCCATCCCGGTTCGCTTATCCTCGCGAACGAAGAAAATGTCAGGCGAGCACGTCAGGCACGATCGGTAATGCAGGCCGGGAGCGATGAAACACAGGAAGTAAGCGACGATTTCGCCGTTCTCGCGCCCGATAACCGTCATCAGCGATCCGTCACGCTCTCGCGCGTGATATGTGCTCAATTGCGGATCGAGCGGCACGTCATGATCTTTGTGAAGCGAAATCTCGCCGTAGTGCTTATGCAGAAGCGGCTCAAGTTCGGGATAAACTTCAATGAACGATTCGACGTTGAACGTAATCATCGGCTGGTCCGGATGTCGACGACGATCTGGATCCGATCGGCGGCGCTGTTGTTGATGACTTCGTGCTCTAGTTTGTTGTTGAACCAGTACACTTCGCCCGGCCGCATCCAAACCGTTTCATCGCCGCAGCGGAACGTGTTGCCCGGCTCGCTTTCAAGCACGATGTGATGGCGCGAGTAATAGTCGGCGTGCGCCGGCGTATCAGCATGCGGGTAGATGGCGCCGCCAGGCTTGAGCTTGTTAATCATCACGCGCCCAAGTCGCTCGCCTTGCACGCGCGCCATCAGGCCCATTACGAGCGGGCGGGCTTCGTGAAGCAGCTTGTATGCGGGGTAATCGACGCTTTCGTGCTGGTCGTATTTGCTCAGATGGTCTTTCAGTTCCTGCTCGGTCGCATATACCCCCTTGACCGGGAACCGCAGCATGATCGTTTCCGTGTCACCAAACGGCCCTTGCGGATAGTCACGCAAATACGTGTCCTCTTTCCACAGATCGGGATTGCGCTTGATGGCCGCCAGCAACGGCATGATGTCGACGCCTTCCGCGATCTTCAGAAAATTCCTCATGCGCTTTCCGCCCCCGAGATTGTCAGCGTCACGCCGTTTCCAGATGCAAAGACCTGCATGCCAGCGGACAGCTTGTGATTAATCAGGCCATAGACAGCGGAAGCCGATGCCGCAGGAACCTGTACCCGATCAATGTGCGTCCCGTCGACAGCGCTTCCCGCCACCGGCACAGAGAACACATCAACCACGACGGCTGATCCGGTCGGGTTCCACACTTGCGCGGTATGCACTGCAGTCTGCGTGTTGGACGGCGCCGTATAGATCGCTGTCGCCGTGCCAGTAAGCACTGCTTGCGCGAGCTGCTTCCAATTAATAGCCATCAGGGAACCCTGTGAATGGAAAGGTAGTTGTAGACACCGGTTGAGATCAGAGGAACCGCGGCCCCTGTGTTCTGGAACGCGACAAGGTTTGCCGTTTGCCCCGCGCCGATGAATACGGTTGCATGCACATCAACCCCGCGCGAGGCGCCGATCGTCGATTCGTTGAAGAACGTTCCGATCGCCTGGTTGCCGCCCGCGACGTTCACGATCACGCCGAGCTGGTACGTGCAGTTCGTCGTTGACGGCGCATGTGATGCATAGGCAATTCGCGCGCTGAAGTGGTAATAACCGGCAACCGGCGCCGTGAATGTTCCGGTCGATGCGTTGAAGTGAGTGCCGACACGATCGGACAGCGCACTCCAATTGATTAGCGTCGTCGCGGCGTTGTTCGGGATACTCTGCGCGCTGCCGTTGTTGTAGAGCATCGCGTCATTCGCGCTTGCGGAAAGCGTTGTGAATGCCCCGTCGGCCGCCGTCAGCAGTCCAGTGAACGTCGGCGAGGCAGTCGGCGCCGCGCCCGTTACTTGCGCGACGGAATAATCGCCGGTCTGCGCAGTGACAATTCCGGAGCGCCCGAAAACACTTTGAACCGATGCCCGCGCCGGAGCAGCGACGAACGAATTCATCGCATAGTCGGGCGCGGCCGGGCGCTGAACTGAAACAGGCTCAGGAAGCGCCAATACAGGCCGCACAGGCGGAAGAACCGCTCGCGCGTCTATCTCCTTGCCGTGCGCCTCGACAAGAGCCTCAAGCGTCGATATGTCGATTGGTGCGCCGGACCCGCCTGTGCGATTAAACAGCGCCAGCAGGAACTGCCACCACGCTTGAGTAATGCGCCCGTCTTTGTCGACCAGCGGCGCGGCGCCGGGAATGTTCGCCGAAGTCTGATCGCTCATGTGCGAGCCCTCGACACGTCAACATATGCGCCGTTCAATGCCGTCTTGACCGGCGCCGACCATGACAGCTCGAACACGCGGTCGCGCGCATAGCCGAGCCGTTGCCATTGAATGGATGTGAGGTATTCGCCAACCTTGCCGATCGATGCCGCGACGTAATTCCCCCAACTGGCGCCGCGGTCATCCGACCAGCGAAGCCGAATCTCGGGGTCGGCCGAGTCGCCAGGAAGACCGCGGCCGACTTCCATATCGGCGATGAACTGGCGGAACATCACGCGGTTTCCGTCGGCGCCGCTGATGTGCGGGAACCCACGAACGCGCAGGATAGTGTTGCCGTTGTCCGTATAGGCGTTCGGATCGAGCGCGTACACCTTGCCCGTTTGCCAGTCGCCGACGAGATTGCGGCCGCCGTTCACTGAGTGGCAGTTCATGCGATGCCGACTGATCGAGCCATCAGCTTCCAGATAGCCGCGCTGCGCCCATTCGCCCGTTGCGACGTCGAAACACCACGTCTTGTTTGCCGTCGGGAACGTCAGCACATAGAACGCATGGCCGCCCTGCTGATACGAGAAGCCGATCGCGTCATCTATCCGGCTGTACGTTAGAAACTCAGCCTCTAGCGCGTGAGTCGAAATGCGCTCGCCCTGATAATTGCGGCCGGCGAACACGATGCCCTGCCCTTGCAGGTCTTTCGCCAGCCAGAACAGCGCGAGATCGATCTTCGCCACCGAGTGCTTCGCCGCGCAACCGTGCTCGATGAACACGCCCGGCATCCGGCCGAACGTGAAGTCGGAAGCGCCGGTGTTGTACCAGACTTCGGTCGTCAATTCGCCGAACAGCCAGATTTCCCGGTGCATCACCGCGAGCGTGACAAGGTTGTCCGAATAGGTCGATTTCGACGCAATATCGAGCGGGTCGAATGCGATGTCGGCATACTTGGAGATGTAGAACTGCTGCGTGAACGGCTTGTTAAACACGAAATAGCCGTCCACATATCCCACTGTGTCGGCGCCGTAGAACGCTTCGTCGGTGCATGCGGCCATTACGTTCGTCGTGAGATCGATCGTGTATCCCGTCTGCGTGCCGTCGACAATGAACACGTCGAACCCGTTGTCGGCCATCGAAACCGGGCCAGAGGTTGAAGTCAGTGTTCCGAGCTTCGTATAGACGTTTGTCCCGTTGACGTAATAGACGGTCGAGCCAACAGCCTCATACCGTTTGCCGTTCGTGGCGGTGTATATGCAGCGCGATTCGCCTGCTGCTGGCGGCGTCGACACGAGCGTCAGGCCCGGCGTCGGGTAGTAAGTGAACGGCGCCGGCGCGTCTTGCGGGTTTTGCTCTGCGTAGAGGTTCACGCAGCGCTGCGCATCGGCGATGATGCTTTTCGCGGCGTATGCACCGCCAGTCAGAGGGATTCGCATCAGGCCTCATTTTTTCTTAACAGGTTCAAGCAATTCCTCAATCGGAACGCCTCGCCACACTCGGTGGCGCATGGTGCCAAGTGGAACGCCAGAAAGCTTTGCCGCCTCTCTGATCGTCATCTCGCCAAGCGCAGTCTTTATCTTTGGATGGTTCTGATTGATGCCCTGCTCAGTGGGCGTCGCCCACCTGCAATTCGCAGGCTCGTAATCGCCATCATTGTCAATCCGGTCTATGGACAACCCGCTTTTGTACGTCGGCGCCATATCTTCGTAGAAGTTAGCGAAGTCTTGCCACCGATCACATACTTTTATTCCGCGGCCGCCGTAGCGGTAGAAATACTGATGACCTGGATTCGTGCAGCGCGCCTTCATGCCGCTCCACACTCGATTCAGCCGAGACCCGGCCATGCCGTGCGTCTTGAAAGTCTCCTTACTGACTTCCTTTCTTCGGCACCCGCAGGAAGTTGAGACGCCCCGCCTAAGACTCTGGCCGGCGACCAGCATTTCGACTCCGCAATCACATCGGCAAAGCCATACATGCTGGCCACCCTTCTTTTCCCCGAAATTCAATGCAGTCCATCGTCCGAACTTCTTGCCGGCCAAATCTATGATCTTTCCCATGGAGCACCCCTTTTGTTAGGTGCTCCAAGTATAACATCTTCCGTCGTTTGGCCTAGTACGGACGGTCCGAATATATATTCCAGCGCTGTTTGCTGCCAATCCCGCGCGGCATCGTCATTGCTTGGATGCTCGTGTTCATGCGCTTTACGATGCGCTTTGCGTTCACAGCCAGGCCGATCAGCGTGCGTTGCGGGTCGATCTGATACGAAGGAGCCAGATACAGCGCGAGGTTGTAGCGGATCGCCGTCATGTACTCAGGCGGCAGGTTGATGACCGTTGCCGGCGTCGCGAACTGCGGCAGCGCTTCCATCGTCACGATGTGAAGCTGGAACGTGCTGTCAGGAACCGGGTAAAAGATCAGGTTGCCGAGCGGATATGCCGGGTCGTAATAGGCATACGACGGAAAGGATTGAAGCGCCTTCAACGCGATGCGCGCATAGTCCTCGCGCGCGTCGATGATCGTCACCGGGTAGTCGATCGGCGTTGCGCTGCCGGCGTTCAGGCGCGCATATGCTGCGCTGATCTTTATCGGGCGCTGGATGTTGAAATTTCCACCGGTTCCGACCGTGTAAGACTGCGCACCGGTCGACGGGATGGCGGTATCGACCAAGTGATAGACGCTCAGGCGTTCGCCCTGCCACTGCCCGAGCATCATGTTCAGCGTTGCGAGCGCGTCGGCGGTGTCGTCAGCGCTGATAGATTGGCCGATGCCGAGAGCGCCGATGTCCTTCAAGGCAAGCGTAATAAGGTCAACGGCGGTCGTCATCAGTTAGCCTCAAGTGCCGCGCGGATCTTGTCATCAGACCAGCGCTTGTCGATCTTCACGCCCTTTTCGGCCGCGATCTGGAGCAGAATTTCGCGCTCGTCTGCCGTGTCGGCGCCAAGCAGCGCGGCTTCTTCTTCAGCCGATTGAACGAGCGCATCGCCGATCCACTTGGGATAGGAAATGAACGTCGGGGATTCTTCGTGCGGAACGGGCGGCACGTATGCGGGAGCATTCCAGCCATCGCCAAGCGCGATCTGCTCGTCTGCGCTGTTGACGATCTTCTGTGCGCCATCGGGGCCAGTGACCCATTTCGGAAACTCTTCGTAT